TACTGCACAGCCTGTCACACCAGACTACAAGCAGTTGGCAGAACTCAGCGATCTAGTGCGTCACAAAGAGCGTTGGCCTGTTGGGTTCACGTGGTGCTTTGCAGATGGTAATACCTGTGCAGTGGGTCTGTATAACATGAAACACGCAAGACTCAATGCCGGTGTCATGCGTAGTATACAGTTGACGCAGGATCAGTTTTACAGACTGTTCTGTAGACCTGTCGCAACGAAGCACACCAACGGCATGATGTATGCAGTCACACCAGAGATGGTGGCTGACGAGATCGATCTGTTCATAAAGGAGAACGCCTCTGAACCTGTCTGTGCCTAAGCCTGCAACCTCAAACACAGGAGCTGAATAGCCAATGGCTATGTCATCCAAAGTGAAAGCGCGTATCATCGACACGATCAACACAACGTTGTCATCGATCGGTCGTGACAAGACTACCAAGCCTGCAATGAAGAGCAATACTGGTCCCATTGCATGGGAGTTCTTCGTTGTCGATCATCTGAAGAAGATGATTGCAGCACGTGCCAAGGAAGCACAGCGTGCAGCAATCACTGCTGGTGTCATCTTTGATAATGAGAAGTTCCCGAAGGAATCGGGCACGAACGAGACTGTGTATAGCGATGAATTCGTGTCCGTGCATCTCACTGTCAATCAGTCGGGTACGAAGGTGAACACCAACAAGCTGCTTGCATACTTGGCAGCTAACAAGGTCGATGAGGCGCTGTTGCAGCGTGCAATCGATAGTGCAACCGAGGCAACGAAGCCAGCGCATAGGTTCGCACCATCGCTGATTGTCTCTGACACAAACGGCAAGTAACGGCTACCGGGCACTGCATGTCATCATGCGGTGCCCGTTCTGCTTTCAACAACACGGAGAGATGTAGTGGTAGAAGTGGTAACACCACTCAGGAACCCTGTTCCCAAAGCTATAGCGTTCAACTTCATGGGCCAACGAGCTACATGCATCTGTGATCCACATGCTCCACAAGAACAGCAATGGGTCTGGATCGTAGACTACACTGTGGTCTACAAACACTACGGTTCTAATGCTACGATGCATGCAGCCATGAACAAAGCACGACGCACCATCAGACAGTTGGTGAACCACGAACCTGTGGAATAGTCCAATGGACGACCCACTAGATGAGTATGACACGCCAACAGAGCGTGCCAACATCAATCAGGTGTCAGTGGATGCACTGGACAATCACCTGATCCAACTGCGTCAGCGCAGGCTGGTGCTTGTGCAACGTCTTGAAGTAGCAGCCAAGGTTCGTGCTGACAGTGTGCGACTGACTGCCTTTCTCAAGTTGGAGAAGGCAATGGCATCTGCCAACCGTGCGATAAAGAAGTTGGAGGAACAAGAAACAAAGGTTGAAAAGCTCGTTCATCGGTGTAGGCTCTTGGCTATGGCCGCACAAATGGAGGTGGACGATGGCAGTTCCAGTGAGGGCACGTGACCTACGTGCCAACATCAAAGCGATGGGGTTCGAGAAGGGTATAGTTCACACGCTCGAACTGTTCCTCGACGAGTTCACACAATACAGACTGCATCAGCGTGAGATAGTCACGTTGCTGGACCAGTGTGTGCAACAGACAGAACGCATGGTTGCAGTTGGTGCACAGATGCACGAGAGCATCGGTGCGATCAAGCGTGCAATGAAACAAGGCGATGAACTCGCTGAGGGGGAATGACCATGCCAGCGCATGAGTTCGATGCTGAGTTCCGCATGGCGACCGATGCTGACTTACACTTAGAGACATACGATCACACGAAGCTGAGTGCAATAAACACATGCCCAACGTACGGCATTGTGCGATACCAGATGCATCTGAACATGCCAGCCACGGGCCGTGCAATGGCTCTGGAAGCAGGCACAGCGATGCATGAAGTGTTTGCGTTCATCCGTCTGGCAACGCTGCTCCAACAGATAGACGATGAGAAGCCCGATGACTTTGGCAAGCAGTTGTGGGAGTTCCACGGCACACGGTTGTTCGGACAGGAGAGATTGGCACACATCAAGTCTGTGATCCGGGAGGCTACAGACATCATCGATGTGTGCAAGCGCGGTGCGATTGCTGTACTAGACACGGGTGGCTTCTACGATGACCCGAGAGAGAAGCGACGCACGCTGGCTAACCTAGAAGAGTGCGCGTATGCCTACGTCAATCGCTGGCGTTGGGACCACAAGATATGGATGCGCGACACAGATGATCCGACCAGTGATGTAGGCATTGAGATACCGTTTGATTTGCACGTGCAGATTAGTGGCATGCAGATGTTAGAGTTCCGCTTGACAGGACGCATCGACGGGCTGTGCTACGACAAGCTAGACAGACTAACAGTGGAAGACAACAAGACTGCCTCGCGGCTTGGGGACGCATGGGCAATGGCACAGCAGACCAGTCACCAATACACTGGGTATTGTATTGCAGCGAGTGTATTCACACAACATGTGGTAAGGCATTGTGATGTAATAGGACTTGCCATCCCGCTGCCAAAGACGTATGACTTCGGTGGGTTCACACGCGAGCCCATGACACGCAACGATCATCACATCGACAAGTGGGTGCAGTGGCTTGTCCACAGCATCAGCATGACACGACAGTACGCTGGCGATCCCGCTGGGGCACCGATGTATACGCACTCGTGCAATCGCTACTTCCGTCCGTGTATGCTGATCCCATTCTGTGCAGGTGATGAAGATGAGAAGCGTGCCATCTTGGAGGAGATGGTACACGATGAGTGGTCGCCGTTGGACAAGCCTATACTTGACGGCATCGGCAATGAATAGGGGAACACAATGGACGAAGTAGATTTCCACAAGATGTACACGTTGGCTCGTGACTTTGCAGGTGACATCGACGATGGTGATATCAAGACAGCAATGTTGTCTGTGCTCTCGATGATTAGCGATCTGAACGCACGTGTCATCGAGTTGTCGTCTGCACCAGAGGATGAAGAGTGAGTATCACACTGCTCGGTGTGCCAGTCACAGCCCCACATGCAGAGGACATGCGCTTTGCATGCTTGATCTGGGGACCGGCTGGCAGTGGCAAGACAGTGCTTGCATCTACTGCACCGGGCAACAAGCTAGTGCTGATGTTCGATCCTGACGGTGAGTTGTCACTGGCTGACCGTGAGGACGTGCAGCATGTGATGCAGTTCTACAAGCTCAATCCACTGACTGTAGTTGGTGAGTTTCGCAAGCCTGATCCATACGGTCTCACCAAGTTCTTGGCTGAACGGCCAGACATAGAGACAGTGGTGTTCGACAGCATGACAACGTTTGCATACTATGCACTACAGGAGGCAGTGCAGCGTAGCAGGAACAGCCGCAACTCGATCAGCATGGAACAGCCAAGCATGGCTGGCTACTCGTATCGCAATGCACTGGTGTTGGGCTGTGCCACCACTATGCTTGCGATCACAGCCAAGCTAGGACGCAATATCATCTTCACGACGCACGAAGGGTCGCCAGAACTAGACGATAGTGGCAATGTGCAGACGATCACGATGATACTTGCAACCAACTTGGCCAATCAGATCGGTTTGCGGCTGAATGAGGTCTGGCATCTGCGCGACGCAGACAATCAACAGCGTACAATCAGTGTGCGGCCTCATAGCAAGCTGAAACCGATGAAAACGCGCATGTTCTACGCAGACAGACCACAGTTCGCCTGGCACTTCGATGCGAACACGCTGCTAGGTGAGGGCATCAGTGATTGGTGGACACAGTGGCGAGGTAACAGTGGCAGGAAGATACCACTACCTGACACTGCCAAACAAACTGCAAGTAAAGGAGCACGCAAAAAGTAGGCCCACCGAAGCGGGCCTGAGTTTGTTGCAAACAGCAAGTCAACGGCTAGGGCCATGAGCCATAGGCGTTGGCTCTCACGTAGCGACAATCGATAGACAACGCAAGGGGAAAACATGTCTATCCTTGAATATAGCGAAGACTTGAACGACGCCACACCGCCAGTCCCATTGCCGGTTGGTCCATATCCGGCAGAGATCATCGGTGCCATCGAGAAGACCAGCCCGCGTACAGGTGGTAAGTACCTGAACGTAGTGTTCCGTATCTCAAGCGAGAGCTACCCGGCTGACTTCCTCGAAGGTGATCCTGACGGTGTGGAGTTGCACTACAACCGCATCCAGACGGAGGACTTGGGACGCAACCGTTTCCGCATGCGTCAGTTCCTTGAGCGGATCGGTGCGCCACTGGCACGTAAGGTTGACCTGAACGCATTGGTCGGCCTGACCGCGACCGTGGAGATCACGCACGACGAGTACGAGGGCGAGGTCAGGGCACAGATCGCTCGCATCCTGGCCCCATAATCGACATGGGTGGTGCAGTTTACACTTGCATGCAGGTATGGGCTGCACTACTCTATGCGTGTTCTATTACAGAGGGGAACATCAATGTCCGATACCAACGTCCAGGCCATCAAGCCGAAGCGCAGCCGGTCGCCCAACACGGCAAGGCCAGCGTTCGTAGTGCTACAGATGCTCGACGAGAATGGCGAGCCTCACTACATCGACAAGAAGCGCATCAAGATCGTGGCCGTAGAGCGCAATGCCGAGAAGGTCATGGAGTTGACCGAGGAAGGCAACCATCCGCATGCCATCTACCTGCGTGTAGTCGTGCCGGTCAGCCGCACTCAGGCTCCGCGTACACCGAAGGCTCAGCCTGCCGCTGCGTAGGCACAATTGCATTACTGACTACGGTGTGGAGGGCTGCTCTATTGAGCGGCCCTTCTTCGTATTGGTACTCGGTATACAAGGAACAACCGTATGGTTGACGATCTACATGGAGTGTTTGGCCTGCCGCATGACCTGATCTTCGATGACAAGCAACAGGAAGCAATCGATGCATGCTGTGACACACGCAAGCGCATCGTCGCAGTGACAGGCAAGGCAGGCACAGGCAAGACTGTCATCATGAAGGAGGTTGCACGGCGTCTCGTAGAGAACGGATACGTAGTGCAAGCTAGTGCACCGACAGGTAAGGCGGCCAAACGCATCCGCGAAGCTACAGGTCTACAGGCTATGACCAACCATCGTATGCTTGGCTACGGCATGCCGACTGAGCATGAGGAAGAAGACGAGAAGACAGGCAAGAAGGTGATACGCAAAGTCAGCACAGGACCGAAGTTCCACCGCATGCATCCGATGGCATACGACACTATACTGTGCGATGAGTATGCGATGGTGAACGCAGAGATCAATCGCAACCTGATCGATGCACTGCGAGCAGGTGCACGCATCTGCATGTTCGGTGATGAGCACCAGCTAAAGCCCATCGAAGAGAACAGGAAACTAGATGAGCAACCATCGGCATTCCAGAATGCACTACAGAAGTTTGGCGGGATCACACTTGACACCATTCATCGACACGACGCAGGCTCTGGAATTGCTCGCAACGGTGCGCTTATCTTGCAAGGAAGAGTGCCCCGTGCAAGTGAAGATTTCTCACTCAGGCAAACGGATACACCTGTCGCTGACGTGCAAGAGTTCGTCACGGTGCGTCGCGATGAAGGACACTCGTTCGCTGATACAGACCACCAAATTATCACATGCATGAACAGGTCATGGATCGGAACGCAGAAGCTCAACTTGGTGATCCAAGCCATGTTCTGGAACCGTGTAGAGCCGTTCATCGAACTGCCACGCTACAGGCAGAACAGTAAGGAGATGACACCGATCCGTGTGCAGATCGGTAGCAAGGTGGTGTATACCGCCAACTCGTATGACATCGATGGCACAGGCAGTGTGTTCGCGTTCAATGGTGAGGTCGGCATCGTGTGCGGCATCAACCATGCCGAGGGTAGTGTAGACATAGACTTCGGTGATCGCATCGTGACGATACCACCACTGATGATAACGGTGCGCCGTGATGGTGCAGTGCTTGAGCAAGACCCACGACGCAACATCAATCATGCGTATGTGTTGACCACGCACGGGTGCCAAGGTTCAGAATACAAGCATGTGTGCTATGTCATCAACAAGCATACAGTGTGGGGACAGTCTAGGCGTAACATGTATACCGCGATCACGCGAGCACGTGAGTTCTGTACTGTATTTTTCGATGCTCACTCTATGGCGAAAAGTACAAGGTTCGCAGGCTAACAACGACAACAACTAGTTGCAAAGGTAAGTGCTATGCCGTTCATGAAGGTCGTGCGTTACAAAGTACGCAGTGGACTAGAGTTCGACGGGATTAACATCGGATCACATCTACAAGGCAGTGATACTAAGCGTGGACTGTACATCTCTATCTCTCGTTCTGTCCTAGACAGGATGACTTGGACACGGATTAACCGTGAACACAAGCAATCGTATCGCATCATGGTACAAGAGGGCGTCGGCGCAGAGTCAGGCTTCTTGCAATTGGTAGAGGATGAGCGTGGTTACACGTTCTCTACATCAGGCAAGCACAGAGAGTTGGCTGTCTCAGCGAATATCACAGAGAGCAACCTGGCACACTACGTGTTAAACGAAGTGCCTGTGACATCTTCACCTGTCGAGTTCTCAATCGAGGAT